TATCATCAATTTGAACACAAGTGTATTCGTTATCGTATGCAATCTGGCCTGGGATAACAACAGAACCTTCTTTAAAAAAGTGCTTACCAAATTTTTCAACCTGATTCTGTAGAATAGATTGAAGTGTTGTGAGTTCCCTAGACTGAACAGGTAAGCCTGGTTTGAATAGTACCCTCTGATAATTTTTTAACTCGTTAAAATCATCAAAGTATGGAGATGAATTTAAGTTGGTATTTTGTGGCATTTTTCTTTAAAACTCCAGCACTATTTTGATGTCTTCTTTCTGACTTGCAGAACGAGGAATTGCAGCCCTATTGTCAATATAAATTATTTCACCTGACTTAGTATTGAATTCTGCTGATGATATACCAGCACTGAAAGTCATACCAAGTTGATAGACTTTATTATTTATTGAGGTACTGACACCGTTATATGAAGTATCAATGCTTAACAGTGATCCTACCACAGATGATCCAGTGATTGTTAAACCAAAGCCTGCATCTGGATTAGATGTAAATGGAATTATCTTATATCCAGTTTCACTAGAAGCAAGACCCATTGGTTGATAATACTTCAACACTCCAGTAACTTTATCCCATGATGCGACATATCCAATCGCAGTAGAACCAACACCAACCGTCTGTGTAATCTCAGAGTCAACAGCATAGGTTGTTGCAGTAGTAATACCACCAAGTTTCAAAGCTTTCAATCCACTCACCATTGCAGTGTCTAGTAATTCTGTACTACTGCCAAATACGGTGGGATTTTTTATTAGTCCTACCCTAGCAAAGTCGTTACCTTCGATAATATCAGGGTTAGTCTCTAATGTTTCAAATCTAGAATAGAGTAGAGCTCTGTATGCTCCTAATTCTCTATAGATGTCGTGTCCATGTCCTCCTTTAGGTGGGATAATGACACTGAAACTAGCGTTAGACGTTGTTCCTATTCCAGTATTGGTAAGGTTAGCAAGAACACCGCCAGACTCAGAGCCAGGAGCGCCTGGGAAGAACTGTATTGATCCGTGGGTATATCCTTCTCCTCCGTCAGTAACAAATACTTCAGAAACCTTTCCGAAAGAATCAACCGTAATTGTAGCCTTTCCTCCTGACCCATCTCCGAGAATTGGAACATTGGCAAAAGATGTAGAGATTGGTTGATAGTTAGAGCCTCTATTATCAACAACCACAACTTCGATCTTTCCATCTATAGCGTTAGCCTTTGTTGCAACAGTCTCGCCTTGGTTCCCCCAGTTTTCGGGCACTGGTATGTATTCAATAGAGTCAAATTTAATGATCTCGGATGGTTTAATCGTATAAAGGTATTTCCAAACATAACCATCGCCACTAGTGCCAGCTGCTCTTGGCTCAAGGTCAACAAATGTGGGTTGGTCATATGAAGGCCTTCCCTTTGGGTTCTCAGGGTCTGATCCATTTTGGAGACAAATGTAAACTTTCAAGTCCTCATTCACTATGTAGTAATTTGCCTCATACAAACTACCTTGTGAAGTGATAGGTGTTAAATTAAAAATATTATAGTCATGTCTGTACATTTCATAGGTAGTACCAGCGACCCACTTTACTTTTCTGCAAAGTCGTCTAACGTCTTTGTCAGTCACTTTTTTCATTGCAATGATAGATTCTTTGATAGAATACTCTTCTTCAAATCCATCTAAAGGTGCAGGGGTGTTAGTTGCCCATGTGGCAGTACCGCCTGCCTTTGGCTCTATGGAATTTGGTAGTCCCATAAAGGCGTAGTATTTGTTAACAGTAGATCCGACTCCGACAAAACTTTTTACAAAAGTTTCGGCATTTAAAATTCTAAACTGTTCAGATATTATGGCAGGCATTTTAAAAAAACTAGGCTTTTTGTTTATTTAGTGGTTAAGTTAATGGTTTCTTTCTGGAGACTACAGGAGCAGTAGATAATCCAGTATTACCATTGTTTGAATTGACAAAAAATTCTTTAGGATTTCCAGAAGCACGGTTCTGATATCCAAAGAACTTACCCCAACTATATTTACCCCAGAAGGTGTCCATATTTGATGTTACGGCAATACCAACTTGAATAGTATTATTACCATACGAAACTGGGCCAGGTAAGAAGGCACATGTTACAGTGGTTAATCCTGATGTTGCATCTCCAGAAGTAACTTGTTCTACTCTAAAGACACCACCAAGATAATCACCAGATGTCACCACACCTACAGTCACATTTGATCCAGTTGAAGTAGTAATACCAGTTAAGGCATGACCAACAACTAATGAACTGTCATATATGGTGAAGAAGTCTCCTTTTTGAAGTCCACTGAACTCAACTCCAAGAGAATTAAGTGAGGAATATCCATAACCTAAGTTAGTGTTATCATTGAATTGTGATTTCAATGTAAACGCCAACTGTGGAAGTCGATCACCAGATCCTGGCAACCATGTATTTATTCCTACTATGTCTCCAAAATCACCTACTGCATCAACTGATAACACATCTTCCTTTGTAGTTTTATCAGTTTCTACAATTACTGGTGGAGAACTACCAACATCATAACCAAATCCTCCATCTGTGATTACTACAGATGTAACTACACCAGCAGTCACAGAAGCAGTTGCAGTAGCTCTGTTGACCACAGGATCTGCGTAGAAAGCAGTAGTTGCAGAACCCACAACAATAACTCTACTACTTGCAAAATCTCCAAATGGTGTATTTACAAGATCACGAATTATATTTGATTGTGGAACAACTCTTTCATTCCAATTCGCCAAATCAAATGAGTAATATATTCCTCCAACTGTGCTAATTCCAACATAGATGTCATCAACTAATTTAATTTTAGCAAAATCAAATGTTGCAGGGTGTTGTGTTCCAGCTGGTAACTGTTGACTCCAAGGTTGCCAGAAATTCTTATCGGTTGAAATACCAATAGTGCCACTGTCACCTACAACAATGAATCTACTACCATCAAAGATTACATCATTCAAATCATTATTAGTATTACTTACTTTGTCAGACCACGCTTTACCATCATTAGATGCAAGAATAACCCCACCATTTCCAACGGCAATAAATTCTGATTGACCATAAACTACCGCATTTAGAGTTTGTAATGTTCCTGAGAACTGACTGAACGCACCATCCGTTGTAAGTCCAACAGCAGTGAACACAGATCCAGCAGAACCAACTGCAACCCATGTATTTCTAGTTCCTTCCCAGACAACACCTTGGAAGTTACCTTCATATGTACTAGGTAATGTAAGTGTCTGGTTGATAGCTGGTATTTGTCTTTGTTCAAATAGATCTATTGCAGTCCATGTAGACATACTGTTACCTACTGAAACTGCTCTTGCCATTGAACCATAATCACCCACAGCCATTGCATATACGGTAGATGTTCCACTATTTCCTACACCTACACCATTGAAAGTAACAGTTCCACCAAATCCAATTCTGCCTCTTTCCCAGAATGTTCCACTCTTAGTGTTAATATAGTAACTACTTGAACCAACTGCAATGATTGGTTCTTCTTTTGTTAATGCTTTAAATTCTACAGCAGATGTAATACCTGTGATAGGATCGAACTCCCATGCAGATATTGGATCTTTTCGTTTGATTAATGCACTTGAAATTGCAACATTTGGAGTTGTAAGATTATTGTATCCTGTTCCACCATCTGCAATCGTTAGAGATGAGATACTAGATGATGTGGAAACAATAGATGTAACGATGCCTGGTAGAACTTCTGTATCATCAAAGATTTGAATGTTTCTTTCGGATTGTAATAATTTGTCAATCGCATTGAATACAGGGAAAGCATTGTTTACATAGATTGTTTCGTCAGTTTGAGAAACATTCTTTATCAATCTAGTTGTAGGTAAAACACGACTCTTCAAACTAGGTCTAGCTTTAGATATTAATACCCCAGATAGAATTTGGTCATGTCTTTGTGTTTCTAAAGTTAAAGGTCTATCTGCATTTTGATCAGTATTGATTCCAATACTATCGTATGTAAATGTTTCTAAAATATCAGAAGCAACTATTCTCTTAGCAGTTCTTTCAAACTGATCTACGTCATCAACAACAAATCTATTCTCTTTAATTCTAACTGTATCACCAGCCTTCAATGTTGTTGATGGTTCTACAGTTTCCACATCTCTCTTAGATCCTCTAAAATAGAATACAGAACACTTAGAGTTTGGTTTTGGCGCTTCACTAAAGATAACTCTACTACCTTTAAAGGTGTAAGCTGATTGTGGAGTCTGTAGAATATCATTAATGTAGATAAAGATATTATTTGTAATATCCATATCACTACCAGGCAATGTCTTAAGACTTAATATCTCTGTTACTCCACTAGTTGTTACTGATAGAGTAAACTTAGTGCGAGTGCCATTGAAGAATGGAGCAATATCATCAAATAGTATAAACTGGCCAGGATAGAATCCAGAGAAAGTATCACTTTCCAATTCTTCAACAATTACTTGGAACTCAGTATTAATGCCTATTCTTGGATCAGTAGCAATACCGCTGACGGTTAATGCGTCTCCAACTTTATATGCAGTTCCTTCTTCAAGAAGATTAAATTCAGAAATATTTCCGTCAACATTTATACGGAAGTCAACTTTAGAATTAGTACCAATACCAGATGAGCCTGAAGAATATTCTAGAGCTCTGTTAAAGTATGGATCTGGTTCAGTAACATCAACAGTTATAGGTTTACTTACTTGACCACCTCTCTTATAGAGTGAGAATTGAGTAGTTAAACCAGCATCAATTCTAAATGAAGCAGAATCTAGTTTTTCAATTACATCAAATCCAGAAAATCCTTGTTCTATAGAAGACGCAATTCTCTTACCCTGTTGTG